CTCCGGCCCCCCCCCAACTATGGTTGGGGAAGCGTTCCCTCTGTCCCTCAGCCGCTGAGAACGGCCGATTGGACAGGGACCCACCCCCGGCGAGCTTTCACCGAGGGCCTCTGCGCTACACCGTGTTGCCATGGATCCCATGGACTCGGTGCTTCAGTAAAGTACTGAAGTAACGCAGAGTCGTCATTGGTTGGAGATCTGCGTTGTGATGATTGTATCACCACTCCACGGACTTCCGCGCGTTGAAGGTCACCATTCCACCGCTGCCTATAACAGCTGTGGTCCGGGACCAAACGCGTCTCGAAACCAAAGACTCCGGAGCCTTGTGTTACGGGGAGTATTTCTCTCCCACGCAAGGTCGACGCTAGGTAGAACGCAGTCGTAAGCAAGAACTTCTTGTAGAAGTTGTTGCTGGACTCAACTACACTAGCTAAGGACTCCGGTTTGCCATCGTAGAAGCGCTTCCAGTAAACGGGTGTAACATTACATCCGTTATAGGAGTCAACGCCGCAAGACTCTCTGAACCTTCCGGTCCAGTAAGACTTGTCGGAATTGACCTTGAACCATAAAAGTTCAAGAGCGTCTACGAAAAGCTCCCGACTGTCTGTGGGGATGACAATGTCATCACCAAAGACGGACACCTCTCCTTGTAGAGCGGTTAGATCCTCCGAGCGATGTATTCGCAACCGGCGCACTGTGGCGACAGCTGCTAGCGCAACACTAAGGAAGATCAACGTTTCTACCGGAAAGGTCACGGCGCTACCCATCGTTGAGAATTTTCTCAACTCAAGCGATTCCTCAGATTTCTCCGAGATAGCTTGAGTGATACGACGGGTGCGTGACGCTCGTAGGGCCCTCAGAAGAGTAGGATTGCTCCTAAACATCTGAGCTACGACGTGACAAGTGACACGATCAGACGCTGCCGATAAATCGACAGTGGCTAACGTGCCCGTCTCCGACCCAAGGGTGCAAAGCGCCTGGTTTCGTGACTGGTCTCTGAATGAGACGAGTCTACCGATCCAGGTTCCTGACACCCTGTTGCACAGGTAGTCCCAGCAGTTTTGCTGGCACCACTGGTGCTCTCCCGGTTCTGCGGCAATAAGCCGCGGTCCCGAGTAGGTCTTAGGGACTGCAATGAGTCTTGAAGTTGGCTCGTTAGAGCTGACCTCAGCATTCTTGCACTTATCTGCCCAACTGCAAAAATTGTGATAACCACAATCAGCAATAGGGTACACGCGTTCCAGAATGTCGGACCAAGACGACCAAGAATACTTGTTCGTAGGGCCCGTAATCTGGGAAATAGCGCCGGGTCCATGTCTGAACCTCCATTCTAGGGGATCATAAGACCCCAGGGTGGTGGCGACTAGCCTTGACACTGTGTCAAGGTTAGTCAGGAAGAGTTGGAGTTCGAATCTCTTTCGAGAATCGTCCTCTGGCAAACGCTCCTGCAACAAAGCCGAGAATCTGAAACCAGGTTCCTCGACCAAGTCGTAGTAGGGAGAGCCAACCTCTATAGTCCAGAAGCTATCAAGCTCCGGGAGTTCGAGGTCAACCGCGAAGAAGTCAGCGACAGCGTCGTCGACCGATTCGCGGCTACACGGATACTCAGCCTTTTTGGCGGCAAAACAAATTTGCCGAACAAATAGGATGGCTTCCGTGCAGCAATCTTCCTTCAGAAGACCAGACTCGTCAAAAATCAGTAGGTAGAGTCCCCGAAGAAACTTCGGAATCACTACCCTGGCAGAAAACCTCTTTGTGAGAGGTAATCCTGACAGATTGTACTGACCGTTGGCAAGACACCTATCAAAGTGCTTGCCTACTGCAGGGAGGTCTCGGAGATAAACTCCGAGACCTCGCTGCTCAACGAGTCGCTGAAGACGGGTGAGATCTCTCTCAAAGTCCGTCTCCAGGGTCGGGAACGCCTTACACGCGTCTCGGAAGAGGCATGTGTAGACGTTTCTCAGCTCCCTAACATGGCATTTAGACATAACGAGGTTAACCCTTGTAAATGTCCCATGCTGTTAGAATGAGCTTTCCAACCAACTGAGAATCCGCCGCGCCCTAGGTCCGGAAACGATCCAGACCTTCGGTACGCTCTAGGATTCCCAGCCGATCATTGCCACGATCAGAGCATTCGCTGATAGGATGACCTTGTCGGCCACCGCATCAGCTAGTGCAACGCTCGTGTCCCCGGGCTTTAGCTCGTGGACGAAGTAGAACTTTCGTTCGAATTCGGCAACGTCCCCTGCCGCGTACACTTTCTGCACAACTTCTAGGTTATGCCGATCGTATGCGGGGCGTACTGCGGTTGCATTCGTTTTTGTATGACGAATGCGCACGCGGTACTCAGAGGTTGCATCGCGGAAAAAGTACTCAGACGAGTACCCATCCTGGTTGATCTTCTTCAAGGTGATGTCACCACCAACTTGAGGAAGAACGAAAGTATCACCTAACATGGGAGTTTCCTCCTTTCAATAACTACTCCACAGCTCAGCGCTGTAGAGCGGCTAAGGAGAGGAGTATCGACCACTTCCCGCTATCAATAACGGGAAGGCTGGGGAGAGGAAAAGGGATCGCAGGATAGGTTGGCCACCTTTCCTTCCTTTCGAAACGACAGTCGAAGAAGCCTTTAAGGCTAATCCAAGCTGCCGTTCCTACGGGATCGACCTCATAGTCAGTCCGACATTCGGATTGACGCATGACGGCGATGCGATTCCAGGTACACCCGACTGTGTTATTCGTCGCCTGCAACATTGTGCCGACGTTCGAAAACCAGTCGACTAGCCACGACCAGGGCATAAGTTCCCAGGCCGTTTCTAGCGCACCATGTGAAGTGATACCCGCAGTAAGACGATCAGCAAGGGCTTGTAGCCCTGCTGTGTCATACTTCGGGAGGTCACTGTCCGGTAAGAGTTTCCACTCTGCCGAACCCCACGTGTTCCACGCGGTCACATACGTGCGAAAAGCGAAGATAGCTCCTCCTTCTGAGTGCACACTAAGGCGCACTTTTGGGGAAGTTACCAAGCCGGTGTCCAGATGGCACCTTTTCCTCAACATCTTGCCGTCACGAAGCTTTCGGAGTTCGTTTAGACGCTGCTGAGCAGCGTCGGCGAAACCTATTAACTTCTTGACGTCGCTGATCATAGGTTTTACGGCCCAGCGCCAGCTAAGATTAGCTGACGCAGCGGAGCGAATTAAGCTCCGACCGTAACCCTGGACCAGCTGTGGAAGATCGCGCAATTCTGCCACAAACGTCGGCACGCTCACATGTGGGCGTGACGGGTTCGTTTTTGCCAGAATCTCCCAGGCATACTCGATAAGTTTAGCATTCGACATGCTACCCGTATCGATGACTGGGTCTCTATGGACAGAGCTAGCAACACCAATGGGGAAGTTAACGAAAGTTCGATTAACAGCCCCACTAGGTGAAACTAGCGAGCCAAAGAGTGTAGGAAGAACCTTACGAAAAGTCCTGATGAGGAGAGGGTTTACGACCTCTCGTTCACCAACGACTCCAGTAAGATCCTTCTGCTCTCCTATGAGTGCTGAGCGATTGACGATGGTCGTGGTGGGGACGTAGTAAGTCAGGGAACCTGACTGTACGCCTCCATACGGCCTCGACTTCACTTCAGCAGGCATAGGTGCGATCCTTATA